GCAAGGCCAGAGCCAAGGACTACCGCTACGTCGATTGGGACGAGGCATTCATGGGCGCCATCCGTAGCGATTGGGCGAACCTCAACGCCAAACAGAACTCCACCGTGGATCACGGTGAATCACCCGCTGCCCGGAGAAAACTGTGAGCCGAGCAAAAGATCAGACCATCACGGAAACCGAGCGCGCGTTGCTGGCAACGCTGATGCTACGCCCTGGCGACTGCCACAAGGTGGATATGCGCGCCGAATACTTCTTGACGGAGAACCACGCGGACATCTACACCGCGATTGCCACGCTGTCCTCCGCCAGCCGCCCGGCTGACCCCGTGAGCGTGGCTGACTACTTTGAGCGGGAGGGCCGAAACGCCATGGCCTCGCTCGTATACGACATCGGCAATAGCGGCCTACTGACCCCGGTTCCCCAGGCGTTTGCCTTCCGTGTGATGGCGGCATGGCGGGCTCGTAAGGCAAGGGAAATTGGCATGACTCTCGTCGAGTCCACCGACGACAAGGCCGTGGATGCCGCGATCGCTAATCTGATGAACCTTCACGCTGTGGAGCAGAACCACGAATGGGATGCAAAGCAGGCCGCTACCGCAGCCTTCCAAGCCCTATCTGTGATCCACGAGGCAGGCGGCAAGCTGCCCGGTGTGACGACTGGCTTGAGCCAGGTAGACGTGAAGCTCGGCGGGCTGCACAAGGGCGACATGATCGTCGTGGGTGGTCGCGCCGCCATGGGAAAGACGGCTTTCCTGATGGGCATGGCACGTGCCGCGGCTCATGCGGGAAACCCAGTGGGCATCATTTCCGGGGAGCAACCTGTCGAGCAGGTCACGCTGCGCAATTTCAGCGCCGAGTCTCGCATCGATGCGATGAAGTTCCGCAACGCTGGGTTCGACGAGGCTGAGTGGGGCAAGCTGTTCGGCGCCGTCGAAACCACCAGCATTCTCCCGATGTGGTTCCTTGACCGTTCCGCGCCGACGCTGGCTGAGGTAGTTCGGGTGGCGCGTCGCTGGAAGCACAAGCACGGCATCAAGGCCCTGTATGTGGACTATCTGCAACGCATCGGCGGAGAAGGTGAGCGCAAGCACGAGCAGGTTGGATTCGTTGCGAAGGGGCTGAAGAATCTCGCCCGTGACCTCGACATTCCAGTGGTGGTACTGGCCCAGGTGTCGCGTGCGGTGGAGGGCAGGGCAAGCCAGAAGCCGCGCATGGGCGACCTATCCGATTCAAGTGAAATCGAGAAGGAGGCCGATCAGATCCTCATGCTGTTCCGGCCAGGCTACTACGACGACGCCAAGCCTCAGGACGTCGCGGAAATCATCGTGGAGAAGAACCGACACGGCCCGACCGGCACGGTCGATGTCTCCTGGCACGGCGGGACGATGACCTTCGGTGATTACACCGACCTCGGCTGGGATCAATCCGCATGATCCTCTCAAACCTCCTAACCCGAGCCCTGATCTGCATTCGCCACGGCCACGAGTGGGTCAAGGCGCATCGCAAGGATGGGTCGTCCTACCTGCGCTGCCAGGGGTGCAATGAGGTGCGGTCATGAGCCTTATCGACCCCCATGACTCGCTCAGCTACGAGCAGTGGATGAACGACATGGCGACAGCCCCGCCGAAGATGCCGCGCGGGTGGCAGGCTGCGTTTCAGCCCAGGTGCGACCAGTGCGGGAAGTTCGTTGATCAGAACGGACCCGGAGTCTCATGGTCGCAAGGGTTTTCCTACGACATGTCGGGAATGCCTTACCTCGAAGACACAGCATTCCGCTGCTCGCCTTGCACTGACAAGCATGGCGTCAAACCGACGAACTGCAATGAGTCCGAGAGCAAGTATCACGGCCGGAACGAGGTATCTCCATGACCGCCCAAGCCGTCGTCCTCCGCCCCGAGAATGCGCGATCCCGCATGGAGTTCGCCTGGAAGAAGGTGTGCGAATACCTCCAGCACGACAAGCCCGTGATGGTGACCATCGATGAGTTTAAGTCGCGCAGGTCGCTAGACCAAAACAGGAAGCTTTGGGCTTGCCTGACGGATATTTCCGAACAGGTCGAATGGCCGGTCGATGGCAAGCTCCAGCGCCTCTCTCCCGAGGACTGGAAGGACATCCTCACCGCTGGGTTGCACAAGTCCCAGCGCGTCGCTCAGGGCGTAGACGGAGGCTTCGTGATGCTCGGTCAGCGCACATCGAAGATGACCGTTGGCGACATGGTTGAGCTTATCGAGTTCGTCCAGTGGTTCGGTGCTGAGAAGGGCGTCAGGTGGTCTGAGCACAGGGAGGCTATATGAGGCTTCTTATCGCCATCCTCGCCTTCGTCACCGGCCATCACACCTTGGCCTTCTTCCTGCTCATCTGGAAGGTACTTGACCGATGAAGACGACACCACTCCGCAAGTCGGCCAAGATGGAAGGCTGCACCATGAACGTAGAGGGAGTATGCAACTACGACGACGAGACGGTGGTTTTGGCGCACTTCCGCTGGCTAGGTGACTGCGGCGGCTCATTCAAGCCGACTGACATCCAGGCGGCATATGCCTGTTCCGAGTGCAACCGATGGACGGATTCGCCGACACCAGAGGAAACCGCCGACCGCGCCCAATACGAGGCTGACCGTAACTTCTATGCCCTCCGCGCCATGGTGCGGACATGGCTGCGGATGATCGCTAAGGGCCTGATCGTGGTGAAGGGGATGGCCGCATGATCCGCCTGTCGATCCCATTTCCTCCATCCACGAACCGCATCTGGCGCAACGTAGGCACGCGTGTGCTTCTCTCGCGAGAGGGAAGGGCGTACCGCCAGCGGGTAGCTCAGGCTGTGCTGATTGCGCGCGTTCAGGGCTTCGGACGGAAGAAGCTCGCACTTTTCATCGATGCCAGCATGCCCGACGCGCGCCGCCGAGATCTGGACAACCTACTGAAAGCAGCGCAGGACGCAATGCAGGCTGCACGGCTGTACGAGGACGACAGCCAGATCGTGGATCTTCGGATTCGCCATGCCGGCATCGACAGAGATAACCCGCGGCTCGATGTGACCTTGGAGGCCGCATGATCTTCTATCTTGATATGCGCGGCGTGGTTGAGGCGTCTTACATAGCCGATAGAGCGAAAGCCGAGGCCGATCGTGATCTACATGCATTTAGGGCACGCGCTGCGGATCATGCGGCAGGAAAGCGACTGGCGGAAATGGGGACCGCTGATCGACGCCCTGACGCCGGAACAGCAGGCCGAGGTAAGGCCGTGGCTAAGAGAGCGGGCCGAGATCGCGAAGTCCCGCGCACGGGCCACGAATCCGCTACCGACCTCCAACTTTTCGAAAGGCAGCTCCGCTGGCTCAAGGTCCAGCGCAACGCCCAAGGGCAGCTCGATCTCATCCAGAGGGAAATGAAGAGGAGGAAGCGCTGTGGGTGAGGCTTGCCAGAAGATTGGCTACCGATCCAAGGCGCTGGCAAGGCGAAAGCTGCGGCGGCTGAAGTCGCTACGTCGTAAGCAGCATTCCGTGAAGACCGAAGACCACGCCTATCACTGCCCGAACTGCGGGCGATTCCACCTGACCAGCCAACCTAAACGGTGGTGACCATGACCGACGCTCCCGACATCGAAACCATCGGAAATCTCGTCGTGGCTCCGTGTCTTGAACCTAAGTCAAGGCGCGTTATACGTCCTCATGTACGCCCGAATCGGACCGTTCACCGCCAGATAGAGCGGGACGTCAGGCCGATCGGGACATTCACAGAAGAAGGCGACATGTACCCACTCGCGATGTTCATCCTGCGGCGGATGCGCAAGAACCGGCATAGCACAAGCGCCGGTAGTTACCTCATGGGTGATGAGCAGGGCCAGGTATACGTCGTGGCGGAAGGATCAAGCACTGGCATGGGCTTCGTGAACCGACATGAGGCTTGGCACATCGGGCGATACGCAGCCGGTATCCGCGGTGCGTTGCCGATGGCAGAACAGCTTATCGGTGACATGCAGGAGCACTTCCGCTCGATCGTGACTGGCGAGGTGCTGGCATGAGCGGGTCCATGGACTTCTTCTGGCGCGATATCCAGACAGTGAAGGGTGCCGTCCGTGCCGCCCTGGCATTGCCTCATGTGGATATTGGCGAGCTTCGGGAGGTTGAGCGGTCCCAGGCATTCACTGATCCAAGCCAGTCGAACGATCGCTCTGGCGCGGTAGCCCAGCCACATCACGCCCCTGAGCGCGTAACGATTCGCATGGCTCGGGAAATGCGTACTCGGGCATGGCACGCGAATCCGCCGAGCATCGCGGAGCTGTTCGCGCTGCCTATTCTGTCGCGGGTGGCGATGTGAGCGGGCTTCGTGGCGTGACCAAGCCTCACCTCTACGGGTTCTTTGTATATGGCCGCGTCATGTGGCGGGCCACACAGAAGCATCCGCGGTGCTACATGTCGGCCGCCTCAGTTGGCGATACCCCCGCCGCCGCAATTTCGGGCTTGGGCCGGGTGTTCGACAAGATCGACAAGATGTTCCTGACACCAAGCCAGTCCATGGCTATCGAAGGCTACCAACAGGTGGGGCCGTGCTGAATGGCTGAGAAGAGGACAGGACGCCCCCGTGAGTTCAAGCCCGAGTTCATCGAGCAGGGCAGGAAGTTGGCCGAGATGGGCGCTACAGACCGCGAGATTGCCGATTTCTTCGGGGTGCGCGAGAGGACAATCTACCGGTGGCAGCATGACTTCCCCGAGTTTTGTCACGCCTTAAAGCTTGGCAAGGACGTAGCGGACGATAGGGTGGAGAAATCCCTGTACCGGCGTGCCATTGGCTATACGCATGACGCTGTGAAGATCCTTCAGTTCCAGGGGCAAGAGGTGATTGTCCCGTACGAGGAGCATCACGCTCCGGATACGACCGCCTGCATCTTCTGGCTGAAGAACCGTCGCCGTGCTGATTGGCGCGATAAGGTCGATCACGAGCATTCTGGCGGGATCAAGGTCTCCAAGACCGTTGAACTCACGGACGAGCAACTGGCCGCTATTGCTGCAAGCGGATCTGGGAATGGCTGACGGCTCGACCATTACGCCGGCCGAGGCAGCGCGGGAACTCCTGCGCCGTCGTCGTGCCCGCGAGTCGCTGGTCGGATATAGCCAGGCCATCACCATTCCCGGCGCGCCAGTCAGTGAAGACCCGGATGAGTGGCTATTCAAGCCGGTGGAGACTGCGGTCGCGAAGCATCACCAGGTGACCATGGAGGCCATCGATCGCTGCATCCACACAGATTACGGCCGGCTGATGATCTTCGAGCCACCGGGGTCCGCGAAATCCACTTATGCCAGCGTGGTCGGGACGACCTACGCCATGGGTAAGCATCCTGGGCTGCGCTGCCTGATGACCAGCTATGCAGCCACCCCGATCATCCGACACAGCAAGCGAGCACGGCAGATTGCCAGCAGCCCGGAGTTTTCCAGCATCTGGGGATGTTCAGTGGTCGGGGGTAGCAACGCTGCGGACGAGTGGGAACTGACCAATGGGTCAGGCATGTTCGCCGCGGGCTTGATGGGCGGCCTGACGTCCAGTCGTTGCGATCTCGGCATCATTGATGACCCGGTGGCTGGCCGCGAGGAAGCGGAGTCGGAGACGATCCGCAAGAAGACTAGGGCGGCCTACGACGATGACTTCCTGACGCGCCTGAAGCCGAAGGCGTCGATCATCATCATCCAGACTCGCTGGGCTCAGGAAGACCTGGCCGGCAGCATTCTGCCTGAGGACTACGACGGTCGCAGCGGGCCGGTGGAGTGTCGCGATGGGCAGGTGTGGGAAGTCCTCAATATCCCCGCGCAGTGTGAGCGTGCAGACGATCCTGTCGGCCGACAGATCGGCGAATACCTGTGGCCTGAATGGTTCAGTGAGCGTCACTGGAACATGTACAAGGCCAATGCGCGTACGTGGTCCTCTCTGTACCAGCAGCGCCCCGTGCCAGACGAAGGCATTCACTTCAAGCGCGAGAACTTTAAGCGGTTCAGTGACAGCGAGACGCCGGAAAACCTACGCAAGTACCTCTCTAGCGACTTCGCGACCAAGGAAAAGGCGGGCGACTACACGGCCCACGTCGTCTTTGGCATGGATGAGGACGCCGATATCTTCATCCTTGGCGGTTTCAACGAGCAGGTCGAGACTGACAAAGGCGTCAAAGCGGCCATTGACCTGATCAAGATCCACAAGCCGCAGCTATGGCTGGGTGAGTCGGGTGTCATCGAGTCAGCCATCGGCCCCGAGGTTAAGCGGCAGATGCGGAAGCGGCAGACCTATGCAGCCCGTGAACTCCTGCCTAGCATTTCCGACAAGGTAGCGCGTAGCCGAGGCTTTGCAGCTCGCGTGAGCGCTGAGACTGTCTGGGTAAAGGCGGGAGCCTTTGGCGATGCGCTCATTGAGCAACTGGTCGCCTTTCCGGCAGGCCGCTATGACGACTTGGTTGACTGTTGCAGCCTGATCGGCCGGGCCCTTGATCAGCTCATGGATGCCGAGACGCCGAAGAAAGACCGTGAGAAGCCGATCGTGCCATTCAGCCGAGCCCATATCGAATCCCTCGACCGCGACCGCGAGCGCGAGGCCCGTGAGCGTAAGAGGTATTTCACATGAGCGTCCCGCCGAACGAACTTGGACCAATCAGCCTTGGCATGGCCTCAGCCGAAGCGGCAAGCCATGCTGCCGCCCACGCCAAGGCGACTGAGGAAGCCGACGTTAAGGCGTGGCTATGCCGGATCGAGGAAGCCAGGAAGTTCGACGAGGGCGCCCGCAAGCAGTACGCGATTGATCGCAAGCACGCCAAGCGTCGCCGCGGTGGGTTCGAGGTGGATGTTCCGATCGCCGGAACCTACGTCGATATCCTGAAGTCGTTTCTGTATGCCCGCGATCCCGACCTTGACGTCATGCCCGCGGAATCCACACAGCCGCCGCCTGAAGACGAACTCATGCGGATGGCGAAGCAGGCTGTGTCATCGGATCCATCGGCCAAGCTGCAGGCGCAGCAAGCCGCAGAGGACGCATTCAACTCGTCCGCGCAGAAGAAGAGCGTCATTGTGCAGGCCGTGGCGCCGGCAGCGACGAAAGCGCTAACGGAAGGCGGTGGGTTGCCAAGCTCATTGCCACAGCTTCCCGATATCGATCCAGACCGGGACGCCGAAGCCGCGTCACGCTCGACGATGGAAAAGCTGATCCGGGATAAGGTGAAGGAGCTTAGCGCCCCGTACCAGCAACGCCGGGATGATGCCAAGCAGTTCGGTTCGACTCTGGAAATCGTTGTGTCGCGGCTGTGGAAGAAGGCCCGGCTCAAGGACCAGGCTAAGCCGCAGGTTGCCTCGGCACTGACCGTGGGCATTGGCTGGCTCAAGGCATCCTGGCAGGAGCGCACGGGCGAAGACCCGCTAATCCGGTCGCAGATCAATGACCTTCAGGACAACCTGAAGCGACTTGCCGCAACACAGGCCGAACTTGCCGAGGGTGCGCCGAATCCCGATGAACTCAAGGCAGACATCGAGCGGCAGATCCAGGGTTTGCAGGCTAAGGTAGAAGTCGTTGTCGCCCGCGGCATGGCGATCGATTTCGTGCAGGCCGAGGACATCCAGGTGGCGCCTTCCTGTGGTGTGCTGACGTCCTACCGTGATGCTCCGTGGATCGCCCATCGCACGTTTATGGGCAAGGAGGCGGCAAAGGCATCGTTCCCTTACATCGCCGAAAAGCTCAAGAGCGCCACCAGCTACGGTCAAGTCAAGCCTGCTGATCCTACCTCCGACACCAACACCACCGGACTGAATCCCAATGTGTCAGCTACCGAGGCGGATTCCTATCGGCAGGGCGGGGAGGGCGCAGCGAAGGTTTCCGAGGCGAATGTCGTGTGTGTGTGGGAGGTATGGGACAAGGATTCCAACACGGTCCTGACGCTGGTCGAAGGCGTCCCATGCTACGCGCGGCCACCCTATACACCGGATCCTGGCACGTCTCGCTTTTACCCCTTCTTCCAGTACGTCATCGGTGAAGTAGACGGTGAGCGTCACCCGGAGTCGTTGATCTGCCGGTCTGCGCCGCTGCTGGACGAGTACGACCGCGTTCGCACGGGGTACGCTGAGCATCGCCGCCGCATCCGGCCAAAGACGGCCTTTGACGCCTCTGGGTTGTCTCCTGATGAGGCAGCGAAGATTGAAGGCGCCGGCACGCAGGAGATGGTGGGGCTAAAGCCCATGGTTCCTGGCACTCCGGTAGGGCAGCTATTGCAGCCCATTGCCTATGCGCCCATTGACCCGGCCTTGTACGACACGGGTGTCATTCGTGCCGAGCTGGAAATGATCTGGGGCATTCAGGAAGCCCTTTCGTCCAGCATCCGCACAGCGAAGACCGCTACGGAGGCCGAGATCCAGCAGACTGGCACGACAGCTCGCACGGGTTATATGCGCGATGGCCTGGATATGCAGTTCGGTGAGCTAGCCGAATACACGGCCGAAATCGCGATCCAGAAACTCTCGCGAGAGGATGTGATCGCCTTGGCCGGACCATGGGCTTTCTGGCCCGAGGGGATGACTATCGACGATATCGCGTCCTTGGTGACCGTCGATATCAAGGCGGGATCAAGCGGTAAGCCAGACACCACGCGTCAGCGCCAAGCGTGGGCTACCGCCATGCCGATGCTTCAGAACGCCATTATGCAGGTCGGTCAGCTCCGCGGATCCTCGCCGGCCGATATCGCCGACTGTATCGAAGAACTCGTCGCGGAAACGCTGGCTCGCACTGGCGATCGCATCGACGCGGCGCGCTTCCTTCCGCCTGCACCGGATGCAGATGCGACGCCACCCCCGCAGCAACCACCAGCCGCTCCCATGGCCGGGCCACCCGCACCCGCGCCGATGAGCCCGCCACCTACTGACAACGCACCTACCGAGGATATGCAGAATGCTGCCTGATCAGATCGAAACCACTGAGAATGCGACGACGGAAGTGCCTGCTGCTGAGGCGCCTACCGGTGACATTGCTTCTACCGAGATCCCCACTCCTGAAACCACGGTGGACGTCGAAGCCGCTGCACTGGCCGCGTTCGATCAAGGCATTGCCGAGGTCGTTGAGGCGCCAAAACCAGTCGAGGCGCTGACGGCCGCTGATGTAGCTGCCGCTGCCGCAGTCCACAAGACAGACGACCCGAAAGCCGCTGCACCAGCGGCCGCGGGTGGCGCGCCGCTCACCGTCGATCATGGAAAGAAGGAGCCCGAGCCGAAGGCGGCGGAGGCCGACCCCGAGACGGATGCCGCCGTTACGGAGCTTGGCCTAAAAGGCAAGGCCGAGACGCGATTCCGCGAAATGGCAGGCACCATCAAAACCCAGGCCCAGGAGTTGGAGCCGCTTCGCCAAGAAGCCGCTCGCGCCCAGCAGTGGGAAGAAATGGTGCTGTCCACCAAATCCTCCCCGGAGCAGTTCGGCGATGCGTTGAACTACCTCGCCGCGATCAACTCCGGCGATCCGAGTGCAATGAACAAGGCGTTTGATTTCCTGCTGGGTGAAATTCAGACCCTCGGCAAGAATCTGGGGCGGGAAGTCCCTGGATTGGTCGATCCGTTGGCCGACCATCCTGACCTTGCACAGGAAGTGCAGTTCGGCGAAATGACCCGTGCCCGGGCCCTGGAGCTTGCACAGGCCAGGACGACAACGACTCGCGTCGCCGAACGCGACACTCGTAGCTCAGCCGAGCAGCAGCAGAAAAAGGAATTTGACGATGGTATGGCGGCGGTAAACGAACTCAGCGTGAAGCTGAAAGCCGAAGATCCTGACTTCGCGCGGAAGCTTGAGATTGTCGCTCCCGTTCTGGACACGATTCGACAGACGACGCCGCCCTCTCAGTGGGTGGCGAAGATCACTGACGTATACAACCGCATCGTACTGCCGCCCGTGACGCTTCCCGCGACACCGGCTCCCGCTGCGCGCGCCCCCATCAGTTCGATGCCGCTGCGTGCGACAGGCGCAGGGCAGACGATGCAGAAGTCCATCAAGGATGTGTCCGATATCGAAGCATTCGATATGGGCCTCGCATCCGTGTCCCGCTAAGCCTTGACAGTAACTCGCGGTGCGGCATGTTCGCACCTAGCGGCACAGCCGCACCGCGAAGCTGAAAGCCGGAGTCGCGCCCGGTAGCGCTGAATGAGAGTCGCGCCCTCGAACGCGGAGAGAACAGGCCAATCGGCCTCCTTTCCTTCTTCGAGGATTCATTCCCATGCCCGTCAACGCAGCGCAGCTTGCCGCAGGCGCGAACTACCAGATGCAGTCGTATGCGGCTAACGACCCCATCGACCAGGTAAACACCGACAAACCGTTTATGAAGTGGCTCCTTGCCAACAAGCAGGAATCCATTTTTGGTAACGGCGTGTTCAACGAGAAGGTTCGGATCAGCAACGATTCGAACTACCAGAACTACTCCGGCGACGATCAGGTCACCTACAACCGTAAGGATGTGGTTCGCCTGGCGCCGTTCCAGCACTACGAAGCCCACGATGGCTTTGGCCTCAACGAAACCGAGCTTGCCAACAACGGCATCATCCTGACGGATGACCGCGAGGCCGTGCCGACCGAGGCCGAGAAGATCCAGATCGTCAACCTGATCAAGACCAACCGCATGGCGCTCAAGGATGGTTTTCAGGAGAACTGGGATCTTGAAGTGCATCGCGATGGGACGCAGTCGGCGAAGGCCGTTCCTGGCCTAGACCTGCTGGTCAGCACGACCCCGGCCGTGGGAACGATCGGCGGCATCGACGCCTCTACGTCGCTGTACTGGCGCAACAACGCCGACCTCAATATCTCCACTGGCACGGCAGGCAACCTGACGGCGGAAATGGAGAAAATGTGGCGTGCCTGCACCACCTACGGCGGCATGATCCCCGACTTCATCGTCTGCGGCGCGGCGTTCTATGACGCTTACCGCAATGACGCGAATCTCCAAACCAACCGCCAGATCATCGTCAACGGCCGCTCTGGCCCGGATGCTGACGCCTCGACGGATAACGTCTACTTCAAGGGCCGTCTCGTGGTTTGGGATCCGACCTTCGAGAAGCTGGACGCGATCCTCGGCGCGATCACCTATCCCTGGACGAAGCGCTGCTACTTCCTCAACTCGAAGACGCTGAAGCTTCGCCCCTTCAAGGGCCGCTGGATGATCGACCGCACGCCGGCGCGCATGTATGACCGCTACACGCATTACTTCGGCGTGACGGCGGACTACGGCCTGACCATCAACAAGCGCAACGCTAACGCGGTGCTTTCGATCGCTTAACCGACGAGGCGCCCTGGGTTTCTCAGGGCGCCAGGAGACCTATATGGCTACCATGCTTCTCCCCATCGCGACCGCGCTTGACATCACCGCAACGGGTGCTGTCGCTGGCGTTCGTTGCAGCAAGACGCCGTTCCTTGGAGGCCAGGGCCACAACGCCCTGCTCATCAACAATGCCGCTGTTGGCGGTTCCGGGGTCGTGAAGATCCAGGGCAATCCGTCGAACTCCGCTACCGCGCCCGCCGCAAATGATGCTGGTTGGGTGGATATCGTTTCGCTGGTAGCGGCCTCGCCGCTTGAGCAGGAAATCGTCCTGCCGAACTGGATTCGGGCGAACGTTACGACGGTGGGAACTGGCACCGTCAACATTTCCTTGGAGGGCATTCAGTAATGTCTACCGAACTCCATCCCGACGTCGTTGATACGAGCATTCCCCCGCCGGCTACGGCGCCCATCGATCAATCCAAAGACGAGGAAACCGTCACTCTGACGCAGCTTGTCGTGATTATCGATCGGGATGCCAGCCTCAAGCTTCCGGCCACGATCTTCGACTACGAGTTGCCGATCCTCGAAGCGATCTATGGCGAAGATCAGGTCTACGTGGATTCCGAGGAAGACGTCGAAGTTGCGGTGATGACGGCCAACGAGGCTCACGAAGCCTTGCGCCGGAAGTACGCCCAGCATGTGAACGAAGTCCTGGCGATCTACCCGCGTCCGGCAACCCTTGGGAAGGCCACGAGCCTGGAAGTCGTGGATGAAGGGAACCGCGGCAAGCTCTCACAGTCGGCGGTGACAGATCACAAGAAGGAAGCCGCGAAAACGGCGTCCAAGAAGACCGCCAAGAAGACCGCTGCCCGCAAGTAAGGGCGGTGTTTCAAAGGCGCCCCGGTGCAACGCCGGGGCGTTCCCTCATCAGGAACCGTCATGGCCGACCCCATTGAGTTGAACTGCGACTGTGACGACGATTACCCGTCTGAGACGCTTCAGGACATCCGCACGTTCCTGATGGTTAGGCTTGGGTTCGCTGCCATGCTGGCTAGCCCGCCGCCTGGCATGACGGAGCTTCTGAACTCGTTCGCGATCAGTGCGCAGAATCAGCTCTACCGACGCTACTCGGTGTTGAGGACGCGACGGTGGTTCACTTGGAATCTCGCTGCCGGCGTCAGGTTTTACGACTTCGCCGCAAATGACGATGCATGCCATAGGAAGCTGGACCCGAGGAAAATCGCATGGGTTGGCGTCTCGCAGGGCGATGATGTCTGGCGCCCTTTGATCGAAGGCATTGACCCGACTTCGTACTCAAGCCGAATCCAGAGCATCCCGGACCACTACGAGATCCGGCAGTGCATCGAGATATGGCCGGCGCCGTCTGATGACACGTGGATGCTCCGGGTAAAGGGTGACTTCGGACTTGATCCGTTCGCTGCTAATACCGACAAGACGACGATTGACCCGGAAGCGGTGAAGCTTCACGCACTTGCCTACGCGAAAGCCCACTACGGTCAACCCGACGCAGCCAACTACGCCACGGCGCTGACCACGTACCTTGGTGACCTAACGGCCGAATCCCATGGCACCAGTCGGTATATCCCTGGGGCGGTGGAGATTCCCAACGCGGTGCCACCGAAGCTTATCGGCGGGTATCAGCCGTGAGCTTGAGACAGGCCACGCTATCCGCCGTCAAGGCAGGCATGACGCGACTTCGCGACAAGGGAGGGGCCTCGCCCGAATCGCTTTACGAACTGACTAATGGCTATGTGGATGCCTCTCGCGCACCCACGGTACGGCCTGGGACGGTTCTGGACACGACGCTGCCGGCAGGAACCAAGGGACTGTGCGCTTTCGCAGGAAAGCTGCACGTCTTCGCGGCCGAGCCGATCGACTCGGGAAATCTGGCGTACGTCGTCAACGTCCTGATCCACCCGGATCCGACCTATGTCGGCGGCATCTACAAGATCCACTTCGCCAAGCCGTTCCTAGGACTTCTTTACGTTGTAGCCGAGTTCGACGATGGCGGCGTTTACCACTACTGGCTACAGGTGCCGGAAGTCTGGAAGCCGAACACGATCTACGGCCTTAACACGATCGTCAGTCCTACCGTTCCCCGCGGCTTCGTCTACCAGACAGCCACAAAGAGCAATGCGCCGGCCTGGGCGCCCAATCAAGCGAAAGCACTTGGCGATGTCGTGCAACCAACCACTCCCAATGGGTGGGAGTACGTGGTCACCGACGTTACCGGCACGCCAACCACGGGCGACACTGAGCCGGCGTGGCCCACAGCGGAGGGGGCTCAGGTCTTTGAGGGGATCGACACGACTTCCGTCCCGTCTACATCTTCCGATGCGGGCGATGCCGCACAAGCGGCTTACGACCAGTTAATCAGGGATCGCTACGGCAAGGGGAATAGCGCATGACCGCCGTATGGGAGGCAGGGCATACCTACGTCCCTGGCTCGCTTGTTCGTCCCGTTACCGCTCCTGCGGTGGCGTCGGGCCAGCCGACGAATCCATCGTTTGAAGATGGCTCGACGGGATGGACGCTTGGGACAGGGTTCAGTGTTACTGGGAATGCCCACTACGAGGGCAACTTCTCCCTGCAATACGACGGCACTGGTCAGGCATCCACGGCGAGCACCGATCAGCGGCCTGTCTTCCCGGGTCAGAGCATTACGGCGAGTTGTCTCGTACAGCAGGGCGCCTCGCCGTCAGGAAAGGCTGGTGGTCAGGTTCTTCTGCTTTGGTTCGACGATAGCCACGCACAGATTCACTACGACGCCGGCAACAACGTATCGAGCGGAAGCGGTGGCAAGTGGAGCATGTCGTCGGTGACGGCGACGGCGCCTGACGGTGCAGCCTATGTTGCCATCGGTGTGAGCTGCGCAAAAAACAGCGGCTACTCAATGTGGGTGGATGCTTTCAGTTGGAGCTATGCGTACGCAGTTCCTGCGGGTGGATTGGTCTACAAGGCAGTTCAGCCCAATGCCGGTAAGAGCGCGGCCAATGAGCCCGTGTGGCCCCCCGTCCTAGGTGAGCAGGTCATAGACAACGAGGTCATCTGGGAGGCGGTGCTTGCTTCTCAGATCGTCTGGACGGCACGCCCGATCAACCGAAGCGGCGCCTTTGAGCCCGACTGGCCGCAGAAAGCCGGAGATTTCGTTCATGACGGAACGATCGACTGGACGGCGGTCACGCCTCAGATCAAGGACGTGAATTGCCCGAATAGCAAGATCGTCGCTATTGCCGCGAGCAAGGTCTACGCGGCTGACAAGGACATCATTCGATATTGCGCCACCGTAAATCCCCTGGACTGGACTACAGAGGACGATGCTGGCTATCTGCCCTACGGCTTGCAAACCTATGGCTCGAATCCGGTGGAGGCGATGAATCTCTATCGCTCCAATATCGTCGCGTTCAATGCCGAAGGTATGCAGCTATGGCAGGTCGATGAAGATCCGTCTCAGACGGCGCTTCTTGATGCCCTGCCTGTGGGAAGTACTCAGAACCAGGCCCTCTCACCTGTCGCTAACGATCTGATCTTCCTTTCGTCTCAGGGTGTCCGGTCCATCGGGGTCACGTCCAGTTCGACCAACTTGCAAGCGGGTGACATCGGTATGCCGATTGATCCCCTTGTGAAGCAGGCCGTACAGGACGCACCTAGCGCGCCTCTCGCAACCTACGTTCCTAGCCTGGGGCAATACTGGCTTGCGATTCCGGAGCCTCTTGCACCCGGCCCGACCATTGCCGGAGCGCTGGGAAATGGCTATGTCGGCGATGTGGTCGATTTCCAGTACACCATCACGGCGGTAGGCCCCTATACCGTCACCCTCATATCGGGAAGTTTCCCCGATGGCTTGACAATGGATGCTCTCGGACACGTCACTGGCACAAGAGCGTCAGATGGCACAGCCGTTCCCGTTATCCGCGTGACCGACGCTAACGGACGTCTTGTGACGAAGACTGACCCGTCAACCACGTTCGAAGCGCCTCCGGTCTACACCGGAACATTCAACATCAGCGCGGTCATGGGCGCGCAGGTAGATTCCGGCAACCAGATCGTTCCCAAGGGCCAGTGGAAGTTCGTGATCGCCGACATGGATCTCGCGAATGGCGTCGTCTCGCTGTACGTGGACAACGTGCTTGCCGAGACCAAGAACGTTGACGCGATCTCCCGGCCGGAACTGGACCTCACGGTCGCCGGCATCCACCGGACCACGGACTACACGTTCAACAGCTTCCGCGGCTTGCTGTGGGGAGCTGGCGTCTACAACGGCGCCATGTCACAGAGCGACCGGGATGCGCTGTGGAACGGCGGCGATGGCATCAGCTTCAACGAACTTGCTGCCACGAACCCGACATTCTTCGCAGCACTCGCCTATGGGTGGCAGTTGAACGATACGGCTGGGGCGCTAACGCTTGTTGAGGCGCATGGCGCTACGCCACTCACCGTTGAGCCATCTGACGCACGAACCACGCTGCAAGATCCCAAATTCGGCACGGTCAGCGCCTTCAACCATGCGGGACGGGCCCGAGCCATCGGGACGTCAACGGGCTCAAGAGAAGCCGCAGATCACGTGGCCTACTTCTGCTGGGTCTATTCCGGCGTGCAGGAAGGCGATTCATTCCCATCGGTGCTAAGCCGGTATTCCGGCGTTGGCGACTACATGGGCCTGCGCAGCTTCTGGATATCGGACTGATGAGCACGACAACGGTCTTCGTTTACACCATGAATAAGGTGGGTGATGTCGGGGCATGGTCCCGCTACATATTCCCATTCCCTATCGACGACTTCGCCCAGCTTGGCGACTTCCTTTACATCCGATCGGGTGATGACGTCCTCCGCGTTGACCCGGACTCGCTCGTGGATTTCCAGGGGGATCTGAGGCAGAGCACGTTCGAAGGCATCATCCAGTGGCCCTGGTTGGACTTCGGCGCGCCAGGTGTCACCAAGCAGCTCATCGGATTCGATATTGTCGGGAAGGGCACGGCGAGCATCCAGATCGGTTACGACCAATCCAATCAGGGCACGTATACCGCGGCTTTCGATGTGCCGGCTGACTCGGTTCCCGGGATGCTGATTCCGCTCCCTGTGATGGCCCCCAGCATGAGCGTCAAGCTCACCTATGCGGGCGGACAGAGGTGGCAATTCAACGCCTTGAACGTAACCCTTCAGGACATGAGGCTAGGCGCATGATTTCTCCGTCGCGCCCTGGTTCGAATGTCATTCCCTGCACACTCTTGCACTTGCTCTATCTGTGCGAGCGCATGCGGGAAGACGAGCGCGCGCAGTATATGGCGCTCACCGGTACAACGGAGTTCAATCCGGAGACAGCCGCGGTCGGGTTCTTTAATACCCCTGGCTTGAAGTTCACAGTCATTGGATCAGACAAGTACCCAGCCGCCTGCGGCGGTGCCGAGGAAGTCTCGCCTGGCGTGTGGCAGACATGGATGGTCGGAAGTGCGGATGGGTGGTCATCGACCTGGCGCTCTCTCACACGGGCGGCAAGATGGCTTGTCAGCGGCCTCTTGGAACAAGATGACGTTCGCCGGGTGCAAGCCACCTGCCTTTGTGCGAGGGCGTCGGCCGCCATGTGGTTTGAGCGTTCCTTGGGCATGCAGCCCGAAGGAGTCTGGCGGAAATACGGCCGAAATGGTGAGGATATCGCCATGTTCGCCCGTGTGGTGGAGGGCTGACGATGGGCGGCGGAGGCAATGACGCAGCAAAGCAGGCGCAGCGTGCCGAGGAACAGCGTCAGCGCAACATTCAGGATTCCACGGCCAAAGTTAACGCGGTCTTCAATGATCCTAGCCGAACCGCACAGTATGACCAGCTAGCGCGCGATACCACCGCGTTCTACCGCACCGATCTTGATCGGCAAAAAGCCCAGACCGATAGGAGCCTTAAGTTTGCGCTAGCCCGATCGGGTCAGATCGGAGGCAGCGTCCAGGCGGATCAGAACCGGAAAGTAGGTGAGGATTATCTCAAGGGCGTCATCGAGGCGACTCGCCGCGGATCAGCCGCGGGCGCCGATCTGCGCGCACAGGACGAGACGTCCAGGGCGAACCTCATCGGAATGGCCCAGAACGGATTGGATGCGACGACAGCAGCTAGTAACGCCGCGGCAGCGCTGAGAAGCAACCTTCAGTCAGGTCAGGCCACCGCGACCGCCAACTCGTTTGGTGACGCCTTCGGCGACTTCGCGAATATCTACCGGCAGAGCCAGGATGCCGCAGCGCTGCGAAACGGTCAGAAATACGCCTATCAGACGCTTTATCAGCCTGGATTCGGATATGGAGGCCGGCCATGACCGAGCTGACAGCTATCGACCTTCCGCTCAAGCCGACGCTGGAACAGATCCAGCGATTTGAGCAAGTCCTCGCCAGAGCCCCGCAGGCCGAGCACTTCACTGGACACTACTTCGCCGATGGCGTGTATGGCCGAGCCCTACTTATTCAGGCCGGTACCGCGCTTACCGGGAAGATGCATCGTCAGAGGCACCTTAACTTCCTCATGCAAGGAACCATCCGCGTATGGACCGAGGAAGGGATGAAGACGCTGGAAGCGCCGCAGATCATCGTGTCCGAGCCAGGAACGAAACGTGTCGGCTATGCCATCACGGACGTTATTTGGGTGACAGTCCACGCCACCGATAAGACCGACCTCGGCGAGATTGAGGCAGAGGTCATCATGCCGGAACTGCCGCTAGTGGTCGAATACGGGGTGCCTAATGAAGACCGTTGATCTTGGGAAGGCTGTCGCCTTGGTAGACGACGATGACTTCGAGCTAATCAACTCTAGGCATTGGCATGTGACAGCTCGTGGATATGCTGGCCGGACTGAGCGCCGAGGCGGAAAGAAATTCCATGTGATGATGCATCGTGTGATCGCTAAACTTTCTCACTACGATGAGCGAGTTGTAGATCATATAAACGGCGATAAACTCGACAACCGACGTGAAAATCTCCGCGTCTGCACGCACGCGCAGAATCTTTGCAACTCGAAGCTATACACCACGAATAAGTCGGGAATGAAGGGCGTCTACCAGCGTCGCGGATCGGTACGGTGGACTGCTTATATATA